CAGGCACAGGTGCAGTTGGTAAAGTTGTAGAATGGGATCCATCAAATAAAATATTATATTATATTCAAACAAGACACAATGATGAGGGAGTAGATAGCAACGGTAATCAAACAGCGTTTAGTGGCACAAATATTATTACAGGTGCAGATACATCAGCGACTTTAACACCTGCAACAACAACAGGTACAGTTAATAACCAAGTATTTGTAAGTGGATATTCTAGTTCAGAAATTGACCACGGTTCTGGTGAAATAGTCTATGTAGAAAATAGAGCACCAATCACTAGAGCTGCTGACCAAACCGAGAATATCAAACTGATTATAGAATTTTAGGAGAGATAAATGCCAAGTCCAACAGATTTTAATTTATCGCCCTATTATGATGACTTTAACGAAAGTAAAAAGTTTCATAGAGTTCTTTTTAGACCAGCATTTGCTGTACAGGCGAGAGAATTAACACAATCACAAACCCAAATACAAAATCAAGTAGAGAGGGTATCAGACCATCTATTTGAAAAAGGTGCTATGGTTATACCTGGTGAAATTGGGTATGACTTAAATTACCATTCAGTAAAACTTTCCGCAAAATCAAACTCAACATTAGCAGATTATAATGGAGTAGAATTAACAGGTGCAACTTCAGGCGTTATTGCAAAAGTTGTAGGTGTAGCTGTTGCAGATGGTACAGACGCAGATACATTATTTGTAAAATATATAAAAACTGGAACAGATAATACTGCTACACAATTCGCAGTTTCAGAAACTTTAGATTGTACAATTAATGAATTAGCTGCTACGGCAACTGTTGCTTCAGTTCATACAGGTTGCGCTGCTGAAGTTCAAAAAGGTGTTTATTACATTAATGGATATCACGTTGAAGTTTCACAACAAACAGTAATACTTGACAAATATACAAACAAACCTTCATATAGAATTGGTTTATTAGTTACAGAATCATTTACAACACCAAATGAAGACGCAAGTTTAAATGATAATGCTCAAGGAACATCAAATCAAAATGCTCCAGGTGCTCATAGATTTAAAATTCTTTTAACATTAACTAAATTATCTTTAGCTTCAACAGCAGACGCAAACTTTGTAGAGTTGTTGAGATTAAAAAATGGTATAATTCAAAATCAAGTTAGAACAACAGAATACGCTGTAATAGAAGATACTTTTGCTCGTAGAACGTTTGATGAATCTGGTGATTATGCATTAAGAGATTTTGATTTAGATTTAAGAGAACATTTACTATCAGGAAATAATAGAGGTATTTACTCTTCAGGTGATGGTGGGGACGCAAATAAAATTGCCGCTGGTATGGGACCAGGTAAAGCATATGTACGAGGTTATGAAATAGAAACTATTGGTACATCTTTTATTGATATTGAAAAGACAAGAGAATTTGATACAGAAAATAATTTTAAAACAAGATTTAATTTAGGTAATTACTTTAATGTAACTAACGTTTATGGTTCGCCAGATGTTGGTTTCGTTTCAGGTGATTCAGAATCATTTAAAAATTTAACCTTATATGATACAGCGACTGCTGTTAGAGGTACTCCTAATGTTGGTGCTGAATCAAGTATTAATTCAATAGGAAGAGCAAAATCAAGAGGGATGGAATATTCTTCTGGTACTGCTACAAATAATATATTTTCAAGAAATACTATAACTAGTGCTGTTTATAAACATTATCTATTTGATATAGAAATGTTTGCTCATTTAAATATTTTAGAAGCAACATCATTTACAACTGGAGAAACAATAACAGGTGGTACTTCAGGTGCTACTGGTGTACTTCAAGCAATTTCTACAGCAGAAACAGTTACTATTAATAATATAACTCTAGCAAATCCTGGTGAAGTTCAAATTGCTAGTACACATAATTTACAAGATGGACAACAAATTACTATTGCAGGTGTAACTGGTTTAGCAATTGATTCAGTTGTAACTGCTGGTGGAACATTTACAGTTAGAGATAAAGATAGTGCAAATTGGAAATTATATCAAGCAGATGGAACAACTCCTGCTAATGTAACCACTCCAGGTGCAGGTGGTACGGCAACTCACGGAGTTGTAGTACTTTCAAATGTACAAGGTGATTTCGTTGCAGGTGAAACAATCACAGGTGGAACATCAAGTAATACAGGAACTATACAAGCAGATACAATAGGAAGAAAAGGAGTAAGAAATTTTGGTCCAAGTGATGTTAAACAAATTGGAATGGCAGGTTCTCCAACCTATACTTCAGATATATCAACAACAGATATTTCATTAACTGGAACAGTATCTAATACTAGTGGTGCATATTCATTTACAGGATTTGGTACAAGATTTACAGATGAATTAAAAATTGGTGATAAAATTACAATTACAACAGATACTAATTTACAAGAAACAAAAGTTGTAAAATATATTGTTAGTGATACACTTCTTTATACAATAGACGCTTCTGGTGCAAACGTAACTAAATCATCTATTACTAGAGGACGTGGTGTAATAAATGACGCAAACAAAAATATTTCTATATTTGAAATGCCAAATGAAACTGTTAAGACTTTAAAAACGCAAGTTAATTCAGGAATTACAGATACAAACTTTTCTATACGAAGAGGATTTACAGGAACTTTAGGATCAAATGGTGATATAACAATTACAGCAGGAACAAATGAAACAATTAGTGGATTACTAGAAAAAGATTTTACTGTTTCTATTATGGCTATGGGCGCAGGTGTAGGAGGAGAAGTTGGTGCCGTATTAAGTTTAAGTGGTACTAACCATTTAGCAGGAACAATATTTTCATTAGGTGGTTCTCCAACTGGTAAAACTTTAACATTAAATTTTGGTACTGATTATGCAGGACATAAAGTAAAAATTTTAGCAACAATTAATAGAGCAGTTGCAGGTTCTAAATCTAAAACTTTAAATTCTTCGCAAACAGTACAAATTGCTACACAAGCAACTATTGAATCTGGTGTATGTGGATTAGGTAGAGCAGATGTTTATACCGTAGACTCTATTAAAATGGCTGCTGACTTTAGTACAAATGCAGTTGCAGGCGATACAGATATTACAAATAGATTTAATGTAGATTCAGGACAAAGAGATAACTTCTATGATATTGGAAGAATTAAATTAAAAAATGGTGCATTAACACCTACAGGAAGATTATTAGTTACATTTAGTTATTTCTCACACGGTTCAGGAGATTACTTTGATGTAGACTCTTATTCAGGTGTTGTAGATTACGCAGATATACCAAGTTATTCTTCTGATACAACAGGAAAGAAATTTGAATTAAGAGATTGTTTAGATTTTAGACCAAGAGTAGATGACGCTTCAACAATAGATAGTGGTAATGCTGACCGTTATTATAGTGGTACAGGTGCTTCTATAGTTGATGTAGTTAAATTTGGAACAGATATTACTTCTGATTTTGAATACTACTTACCAAGAATAGATAAAGTTTATTTAGATAAAGAAGGAAATTTTAAAGTTGCTAATGGCGCAAGTGCTTTAATACCGCAAGTTCCAAAATCTTTAGATGGTGCAATGCTATTATATACTTTAGAAATGCCATCTTATGTTTTAGATTTAGACGATATTAAAATTACAAAAACTGATAACAAAAGATATACAATGAGAGATATTGGTAATTTAGAAAATAGAATTGAGAGTATGGAATATTATACTCAATTATCATTGTTAGAAACACAAGCACAAAATTTACAAATACAAGACGCAAATGGTTTTGATAGATTTAAAAATGGAATTATAGTAGACAACTTTAGTGGTCATAATATAGGTGATGTTGGTAATACAGATTACAAAGCATCCATTGATATGGCGCAAGGTCAATTAAGACCTATGTTTAATGAGGACGCAGTACAATTAATAGAAGCAGATGATGATGGTACTACTATTCAAGCGTCTGATAGAACAGATGGTAGTTATCAAAAAACTGGAGATTGTTTAACATTACCTTATACTGAAACTGCTTTAATAACACAACCTTTCGCAAGTAAGAGTGTCAATGTAAATCCATTTGATGTATTTACTTGGTCAGGTGCAATAGAATTAACTCCACCTTCAGACGAGTGGAAAGAAACTGAAAGAAGACCCGAGTTAGTTATCAATAATGTGGGAGGTTTTGATACGTTAGTTTCTGGAATTCCAAACAATGGTTTAGAAGGTGTTGAAATTGGAACTGTATGGAATGATTGGCAAGATTTCTGGTCAGGTGCGACTAGAGATGTTTCAAGTAGACAAGTTGGCGGCGGAAGAAGTGGAAGAAGAGTATTTGCTGTTGATGAAATACAAACTGAACAAACAGTCCAACAAACAAGAACAGGATTAAGACAAAGATTAGTTCCTCAAGTAGTAAGAAATTCAATAGGCGACAGAATTGTTAATGTTGCTTTTGTACCATTTGTTAGAAGTAGAACAATAACATTTAATGGAACAAGGATGAAACCAAATACAAGAGTTTATCCTTACTTTGATAACATTGCAATATCAACTTATTGTACACCAAATGGTGGTTCATTAGGAGGTAATATTGTAACAGACGCTAATGGTGCGTGTTCAGGTACTTTTGCAATTCCTGATCCAACTGTTGAGGCAAATCCAAGATGGCGTACTGGTCAAAGAGTATTCAGATTAACAAGTTCAGTTACAAATGATACAAGTACAGATGTAGAAACTTCAGGAGAAGCAGATTATATCGCAAGAGGAATTTTAGAAACTGTACAGAATACAATTATATCAACAAGAGAACCTAGACTTGAAAGACAAGCTACAAATGAAAACAGAAGTATTACAAGGTCATCTACAAGACGAAGTGAAAGAACGGTTGGTTGGGTTGACCCATTAGCACAAACATTTATGATTGATGATGTTGGTGGTGTATTCTTAACTTCTGTTGATTTATATTTTGGTACTAAAGATAATAATATTCCAATTACAGTTCAAATAAGAGAAGTTGTAAATGGATATCCTGGATCAATAATTGTACCATTTAGTGAAACAACATTAAATCCAAGTTCAGTTAATATAAGTGCTGATGGAACAGTAGCAACTAAATTTACTTTTTCTGGACCTGTATATGTACAAGAAAATGTTGAGTATTGTTTTGTTGTACTTGCAAACTCAAATGAATATACTGCTTATGTTGGAAGATTAGGCGAAACAGTATTAGGTTCTGATAGAACAATATCACAACAACCATATGCTGGTGTTATGTTTAAATCTCAAAACGGTTCAACTTGGACTGCTGAACAAAATGAAGATATTAAATTTATAATGAATAGAGCAGAATTTTCAAATGTAGTTGGTAGAATTACACTTTGCAATGAATCATTACCAGCAAGAAAATTAAGAAACAATCCAATTAGAACAACGCAAGGTTCAGATGTAGTTAGAGTTTATCATCCAAATCACGGAATGCATAGTGTATCAAACAATGTAACTATATCTGGAGTTCCTTCAGGAACATACAACGGATTGGCACATAGTTCTATTAACGGAACATATACGACTATATCAAACATAACTTTAGATAGTTATGATGTACAAATACCAGGTTCTACAAACGCAAATACTTCAGGAGATATTGGAAGTAATGCTGTTTATGGTTCACAAAATAGATTGTATGATGTTATGAATTTAAATTTATCAACAATGAGTGTACCAGGTACAAGTATATCTTATAAATTAAGACCTACTACTGGACAATCAATGCACGGTTCAGAATCAGAATTTACTACAGTATCAGTTGCAAACGCTGGTTCAGTAATTGCAAATGATAATATCTATTGTACTTCACCTAAAATGGTTGCAAGTCAAATAAATGAAACAAATGAAATGAACGGTTTAAAATCTTTGTATGTAAATGTAGAAATGTCAAGTTCAAATACTAAACTATCACCACTTATAGATTTACAAAGAGTTAGTGCATACACAATACAAAACAGATTAAATAGTCCAACAACAGGTAATACACCAGACTTTGTTGCTGATACTACTCCAACTGGAACATCAACAGCAGCGGTGTACTTAACTAGACCAATAGTTTTAGAAAATAATTCTACTTCTCTTGATATAAGACTATCAGCAAATGTTCGTTCAAGTTCACAAATTAGACTTTACTATAGAACATCTGGAGGTGCAGAAACTAGAAAAATTGAAGATATAAATTGGTTGCCATTTAATTCAGATGGTAGCGAAGATATTACAATTGCTCCTGCAGAAGATGATTTAACATTTAGAGAATACAAATATTCAGCAAGTGACTTAAATGATTTCACTTCATTTCAAATTAAAATTGCAATGAAAGGAACTATATCATCTTATCCACCAATCTGTAAAGATATGAGAGGAATTGCATTGGCAATATAAAAAAATGGCAAATGGAATATTGAAAGTTGAAGGACACGAAGATTTAATTAGAGATGTTAAAACTAATGCAATAATTAGAACAAGTAATGAATATGCTGTTTATATGAAAAGAACAAGAGATAGAGAAGAGAACGCAGACAGATTAAGAGGTATGTGTTCCGAGATAAATAATTTAAAGAAAGAATTAAGAGAAATAAAAAATTTAATTAAGAAGGTTGTAAAGTAAAATGGCAG